TCGTTGACGTAGTTGCCAGCCGTCGCGCCGTCAAAGGTCAAAATCTGCACCGCTTGGTCTCCGTCGAAAGTGGTGAACGAAGAGTCGTCGAGGTTGGTGTTGTCAAACCTTCCTCGCATTTTACCGCTTGGAACTTGGTGGCGGAAACCTGTGTCGTTGTCACTCTGAACGCATAACGGATAGGTGCGACCGCTGAAGACAGCCGCCGTCAACAAGCCCGGAGAGTAGTCCGTGTCTGCTGTGCTTTCGAGATAATTGACACCAGAGGGTGAGTTTAAGGTGGGTTGGCCGTTTAGAGTGCTCACAACACCAGCGAGAACGATGCGGAATTGATAGGCCGTGGTCGTCTGCGACATATCATTCCCCTCCTGCCCTTGGTCGTACCAGACCTTCACGAAGCCGTCGGTACCTGCGCAGAACGCCTCCAGCGTAGCCGTATCGAACGACCCGTCGCGGTTGAAGTAGATGTCGAGCTCGTCGTTGTTCGAAGCCCTCCGCACACGCACCGCAGGCCCCGTATATGCCGACCGCAGGCGGCGCAGAGAATAGGCTGCCGCCGCTCCCTCGTAGGTGTCCAAGAGGTAGGGCGTAGGCTTGGGGAAGACGTAGCGGCTACGCTTGTCCATGAACAAGACCGTGCGGTCGGTGAGACCCTCGACGCGCATCTTGCTTACAGGGAACGGGACGGGCTTGTTGGGTCTCGTGGCTCCCATGCTGACCGACACCGTGGCGGCATTGCTTCCCTCTACGAGGCGAAACTCGATGGTATGGCCTTCCGTCGTGTCGATGGAGAGCTTGTCCCCGACCTTGTACCCTGACCCTGCGCCGTCGGCGGTGAGGGTCGTGAGGACTCCAAGCGTGTCGAAATCGTAGGCGAAGGTGGCACCCGAGCCGCTTCCCGTGATGGTGGTGGCGGCGATACCCGACCCCGATGCCGCGCCCGTATGGGTGTGGGTTCCGTTGCAGATGCCGGGCAGTTGGTTTTGAACGCGTCCGAAGGCACTGGGAGCACTAATGAAGAGAGGGGCGGCGTATTCCTTCCCGTCGGGGACGACCGTCACCGCAAAGTCGTTGTCCTCACCCGAGGCGAGGTATCCGTTGACCGTCTGTACGTCGGACGTGGCGTTGCCCGTGAAGCTGTGCCGGAGTTTCCAATTGTTCATGAGAGTGGTGTGTTGCAGGAGTCGTAGGTGTATGGCACCGCGATGGCGATGTCGAGGAGACACCCTGCCAAGACGTTGGAGGTGGTTTCTTCGAGGGGGGTGACGCTGGCCGAAGTCACGTCGTAGTTGTAGCCAAACGTGAAGATGACGCCCCCCGTTTGGATGTCGGCCAAGATGTCCTCGGCAATCTGCTCGGAGTCGCTGAATGACTCTTTTTGGTAGTCGACCTTGTCCGTCGCGCTTGGGGGTAGCGTCAAGATGTACACTTCAAGGTTGTAGGTCTTGGTGCGTTCCGTGTTGTAGTCCGCTCCCGTGTACACGAGATGGACGAGAGGGTAGCGTTCGAACTTCTCAAGGTCCACATCTGAGGGGCTACCATGCGAGAAGGTCTGCACCATAGGATGGTCGGAGCAGAAGGTCTCGAACCGTTGGACGATGTTGTTGTAGGTTATCATGCTTTACGCTTGTGGTCGAGGTCCTTCAGGAAGGCGAGGTGGGTGAATAGGTGTCCGATGGGTGAAGCCGTGACCGCATCCATCTTGAGATAGTCCTCGCCAGCCAAGGTGTAGAGGACGGGGTACCAGCCCCATTTTGTAGCAAATTCATCGCCTCCCTCGTCTTTTGAATCAAAGAGGACCGCAAAGTGTTCAGCAGTTCGGTTTCGGTAGTCCAAAAAAAAAGGAGGGCACCCGACACCAGCGGCGCGGGCATATCGAGGAAGACCTCTTTGTCCTCCTTCGCCGTGTACGGGAGGATGGTGTACTTGTCGCCCCACTTCCTGTCCACGGGTCGGTAGAGGATGCTCATGGCTTTGTGTGCGTGCTTCCAGAAGTCGGTGGTGCACTCTTCCATGTCAATCCACTCCCCCGTCGTAAACTCCTCCCAGTTTGGGATGAAGCCGTATTTGATGCCTTGCAGTTCGATGACTTCCTTGTGCTGGGCGTGCTCCTTGGTGAGGAGGTATGAGAGGTGCGCGTCGGCTTCGGTGACGAGCTTGTGGGGCATCTCTCGGAGCTTGGTGGTAGGTACGCCTGTGACCGCCGATACCCGCTTGACAGGGTCGGTCTCCGATTCCAAGGCCATAAGGTGGCGAAGGGTGAGGTCGGCATAGTGGGCGGGAAGGCGAAGCTCCATATTCTTATAACTCATGGGAGGTGGTTTTCTGAAGTTATCCGAGGGCATATTTCCCGAAGTTGGGATTCGTCTGGTTCCAGGTTATAGCGTAGCGGCTCGCGTCGATGAAGTGGTTGAACGCATCTACCGGTTCGTTCAGGTGGCGACCGTTCTTGTCTTCCTTGTACTTGTAGTTGCGGAGCTCTTTGATGCCGTTGACGCTACGCTCGGTGATGAAGAGGGGACGCGAACGGAGGAAGTCGATACCTGCCCGCACGGAGTCCGGCCCCTTCCTTGCGGGGTGGATGTTGAAGCCGTGCCCGTGAATCTCATCTATGGACTTGGGTTCGGCGGAGTCGGCCACAATCATGGCCTTGCCTACCTCCTCGCTTCGTAGCGTCTGTGCGATGGCCGCGTTGGTGAGGCCCGTAGCATAGCACACTTCATCGAGGCAGAAGCCGTGCCCGTCGGTGTAGACCTTGACTATGGCCGTGGGGTCGTTGGTATATCCGAAGTCGAGGCCGAGGTTGAGCAGCTTCCATCCGTCAGGCACTTGGGGTACTGTCTTCCAATGCGTGAGAATAGTGGCACGGGAAACGCCTCGCTCTCCCAAGCCGTAGACCCTCCAGTAGTCGTGGTCGGCTTCTTTGAGTCGTTCAATCTCTTGAATGGTGGACGCGGGGAGGAAGGGGTTGTCGAGGTAGGTGGTCTTGAAGAACTCATGGTCGTCGCGTGTGAGGATGTGGTCGTATATCCAATGGAACTCGTCCGATGGGTTGTAGTCGATGATGGCCTTGCCGGTGGTTCGGAGCATGAGCTGCCTCCAATCTTCGAGGGTGAGCTCGTTGGCTTCGTTGACGAAGAGGATGTCGCGCTTGCGTCCCCTGACCTTTTGGGGCTGGTCTACGCTGATGAACTCCACGAGGTTGCCGAAGAGGTAGTAGGTGGCTTCGGACTTGTTGTGGAGCTCTACGTTGTAGATGTCCTCGCGTTCGAGGATTTCGAAGAAGTCACGCATGACCGACGCACGGATCGCGGGGAAGGTCTTGCGGGCGATGGTGATGATAGCCCCTGAGTTCTCGTTGCGGTGGCACAGCTCAATGAGAGCCGTACAAATAGAGAACGTCTTGCCACTACGCGTGCCCCCTTGGTGGACTTGGATTTTCGCGGGCGAGTTCTTGACGTGGTAGTATGTGGCGGGCTGCTTCAACTCACGCTGGAGTCGTCAGACACGAACCACGAGAGGGGCTTCTTCTCTGCCACCTCAATCTCTTGTCTCTCGACGTAGCCCCTGCCCTTGCCTTTGGTCTTCAGAAAGAAGATAGTCGCCGCTGGGTTGCCCTCCTTGATGAGCTTGTGGAGGTGTGATTCCGCGAAGTCGAGGGTGCGGTTGTCGATGTCCTTGACGGCCTGCTTGTACTCGGGGTCATCCTTCATCCATCGGTAGTGGGTGGTGCGTCCGATGCCTACGGCGTTGCACGCTGTCGTCACGATGCCCAGCGAACGCTCCAAGGCTTCGAGCATCTGCTTTTTTTGTTGTTCCATGTGTGCCGTCTTTTGTTCCTTGATTTGTCGTTGTGTGACGTCGGGGTGAGTAAACTGCATTTTAATGGGCTTGAGTTAGAATTTCAAACGTATCCTCCTCATTTTCCAACCTTGCCTTTTTACCTGTGAAGTCCTCCCATCGCTTGACGATGACGTCGCAGTACTTGGGGTCGAGTTCCATGCCGTAGCATTTGCGCCCTGTCTTCTCTGCGGCGATGAGGGTTGAACCCGAACCGAGAAAGGGGTCAAAAATTGTGCCCTCCGTCATGTCAACGCACCACTCCATGACTGCGACTGGCTTCATGGTGGGGTGTAGTTTGGTTTCTCCGCTCCAATGATGAGACAATATTCGGCAGTTTTTTCCAAGGTTAGTATATGCCAATTCAAACTCGGAAAAAGGAAGATTTGGTGCTTTCTTTTTGTCCCAGCAAAGCCAATCGTTTGTCGGTGGCAACACGTCTGCAAAATAGTTGCCCCCCCAAATCACATGAGTTTCGCAGTACCCCAACAAAGGCAAGATGTCGGGTTTTGCGGAGTCCCAATCTTCACCACGCTGAAACTTCTTCTTGCCGTTGCCGAGTGTTTGCTTGTTTGCATTGATGCCGTAGGGAGGGTCGGTGACAAGCGCGTCAGCCGTTGCCCCATGCATGAGCCGTTCCACGTCCTCCGCTTTGGTGGAGTCCCCACACAAGAGGCGGTGGTCTCCAAGAATCCAAAGGTCGCCCGGTTTGGTTGTGGGCTCCTCTGGAACTTCTGGGACGTCGTCGGGGTCGGTGAGTCCTTCGGTTTCCTGCACGGGCTCCCAGTCAATCGGGACGCCCCACTCTTGGAGTTGCTCGGCGTCCCATCCATCGTTGGCCAGCATATCCTGATCCCATTCACCCGATGACGCGTTGTCTTTGATCATTGCCCTACGTTGCTCCTCTTCCGTCCAGTCGAGGACGTGGCAGGGTATCGCCTCCCATTCCAGTGCGATGCACGCGCGGAGTCTTTGGTTTCCGGCAAACACTTCCATTTGCGGGTTGACCAAAAGCGGTCGCACCGTCAACAACTTTGGGTCTTCGGAGATTGAACGTTTGAGACTTTCGAGCTTCTCCTTGCGGATAAAGCGCGGGTTACTCGGATGAGTCTTGAGCTTGCTCGTCTCTATAAGTGTCGGCGGCGTTAAGAACATTGCGTAGAGTTTCTCTGATGTGATAGTCTGATACGGCGAGGTTCAAGAGTATCTCCCACGACTCAAGGTTGCGGTAATATGCTCCCATGCTTGCCTCGTCCTCGTTCACCTTCTTCATGGTGAAGACGAGCCAGTCGTCGGACTCGTTTAACAGGCGTTTGACTTTTCTGATGGTCATGCGTTTAACACTTTGAGGCGGTTTTGGTTGACACTATGCGTTGAGGAAAAGCTGCCACTTGGCGTAAATGTCCTTGTCGTATTCGAGGAGGTGCTTCATGTTCCGTTCGCTGTACATGGCTGTGGCATGGTCTCGGTCAAGCAACACCCCGATGGAATTGTATGTCCACCCACAGTCACGAAGATACTTGCAAATAATTTGCCGCGCTTCGACCTTCTCGCGGTGCCGGTCACGTCCGATGACTTCGGCCCATTCCACGCCCAAGCGTTTGGCCCCACGCTTGCACCTATGGACGGCGACGGTCTTGTCCTTGCTCATATCGTGCAGGGCTCCCACCTGAAGCCACACGTGGGTCAGTAGTTCTTTCTGCTCCATTGTACGGCACATACGGCGATGCGTTGCTTCTCGTTGGGAAATTCAGTGACCATGACCTCGTCAGCCATGCAGCGGTGGATGAAGTCGTCCATGTCTTCGGACGCTTTAGGAATTGGTATCGGCATTGTGTACTAATCTTTGGAGTTCTTTCATGAGGGTCGAGTTGCACGATCCACAGCTTGTGGCCTGCTTGTTCGGCCCGAGGTATTTGCGGGCGAGCTCGGTGAGCTCTTCAGCCCTGCGGAGGCGGTTGTCACGTTCCAAAAACTCGCGGATGCGTTCGATGTCTTTGGGTGTGACTGTTGCTTGCCACTTACCCAAGGGACACGACGACACTTTGAAGCGGGTTTTTGCGGGCATAAAACAGCCGCAGAGAGGGGAGTCGGTGAGGGCTTCCTTGACCAAAGGGCCACAGCTTGCCGTCTTTTCGACGTAGTGCTCGCAGTCACGGCAGACGGCCAGGCGATCACTTCTGGTTTGTGCGCTGACGAATAACATCTCGGAGCTTCTTCTTTGATTCGCTGATTGATTTGTACAACACGTCGACGTTGATACCAGCCTCTCGCGAGAGCTGTGCCATACTCCACCCGTCAAGGTAAAGAGAAAGGACGGTTCTATCAAACCACGAGAGGTGGTTGGTCATGATCATGGCCTCCTCTTTTTTTATGGCAGCCGTGAGGTCGTAATCGGAGACGGGCGTGGTGTCAGGTGTTTCGTGTATTTGGTAGAGCTTTCGGAACTGGTCGATGGACAATGTCCACATGACAGTGTTGAAATATCCCGAGAGGTTTTCGAGGATGTTGGTATTTCTCTCGAGGGTGTCGATAGTTTTGAGGTATGCGTGATGCACGAGGTCGCGATTGTCGGGGTGAAGGCGACGGGCCTGCGAGACGAGGCCGTCGTAGTTCTCCACGAACCACGCGTCAAAGTCCCTTCGTGCTTTTGAGCTCATCGACTTTCCGCTTGTAGTGGTGGTACATCTGCTCGAGCTCCTCCCTACTCCACCGGGCCGTCATCTTGGAAGCTATCAAAAGAGCCTCGGCCGTGCCTTCGCCGTACAATTCGTCCAGTCGTATGGAGAATTTGTACTGCTCCCCGCTTCGGAAGCCGTTGCACCGCTTGCATTGGAACTGGACATTCTTCTCGTCCCATCGTGTCTTCATGCAGGCGCGGCTCATGAAGTGGCCCGCGTCGACCTCGGTGTAGTGGCGCATGGATCCGCAGGTAAAGCACTCACCCATCCCCCGGTGGTCGCTCGCTCGGAGGCGAATGAATTGGCTGAACACCGTGTCCAGCTTCTTGACCATCGTGTTCCGAGGTGTTGGGGTACGGGATGTGCTCCCACCGCCCGCGCTCGTCCGTTTTGACGCGCTTGATTTGCTTGGCCTCTTGGAGTTCTTTCTGCTTGGCTTCACGTTCCTTTTGGTATTTGGCGTACATCTTTTCGAGGTCTGCGTCGGAGAGTCGGCTTGGGGTGTGCTTCTTCAGCTCGCTCCAGTTACCCTCCCGCATCTCGGCGCGTTCGCCTTCGTACCTCTGAAATATATCACAAAGCTCCGGAAGTTTCAAACGCTCGTAGCCGGGGCGATACACCCCCGTCTTGAGTCGGTAGGTGATGAGCCGCCACTCTTCGAGCTTCATGGCAGGAAACTCGCGCATGAGATGGTGGACCGCATCGAGCAGGTCTTGGTCTGCCGTGATCGTCTTGTTGTAGTCGAGGTAGGTGAGGCAGTCCTTTAGCATGAGGAGAAGGGCCGCCTCGGTGCGGGCGGGCGATTCTCGGTATGCGGTCAGCACATTCGTGCCTTCACGCCATGCTCTCTCCGGATTGAGCGGCGAGCCGCCGGAGATGGTCTGCAATGAGTGAGCCGTCTGACGGGCCAGATCTTTTGGTTGCATTGTTTTTGAATTGTGGGGTTCGACGTATCCAGCCACGCGCGGCGGCCTTCCAATCTTTGATAGGTTTGTTTTTGCCTTGGGTCCAGCCGTTGGCTTCGTAGTAGTCAAAGAAAGCCATCGCGTCGGATTCCTCCGCACCGACCTCCTTGAATGCTCCAATCACCTCTTCCAAATCCCTCGGGCGTGCCCCTCTCTTTTTAGATGTGTTTTCCTTTGTTCTTTCTCTTGTATTAGTAGGGGTATCATTTGGGGATGCTGCCTCCCCATTTTGGGGACTCTGCTTCCCCATTTTGGGGATGCTGCCTGCACGAGTTGTGACGTTACGCACGCGTCCGTTGAACGTAATCTCCACAAACCCCAACGCCTCGAGCTTCTTAAGCGAACGACCGACGGTGTTGCGGCTGATGCCGTACTCCTCTTGGATGGTGTCGTTGCCTTTGTGGAAGCTCTTGCCATTGCCCGAGAAGGAATCAATCTCGGCGAGCAGGGCGCGGTCGACTAATGTGAGCCTCTTGTCCAACCAAATCTCGGCGGGGATCCACACCCCTTTAAACTGTCGTTCCATCTGCGTGTAGTTTGATGGCCTTAAATATCTGAAAAGCTACTTGCGGGACAATGGCGTTGCCGTAGGCTTTGATTGATTCGCGCCTCCACTTTGGAAAGGTGATGCCGTCCAGTTGCGTGGGAAGCCCATCATCTCCTCCACAAACAGGGGGGACAGTTGGGAACGCGTCCCAAGTTGGCCGTTGACCACGCTCGGTAGGTCGCTCTCGCCCTTCCAATTCTCCGTCGGCCATCGGTTTTGATGGTCGGAGGCTACGGGTGTCGGAAGCATTCCAAACGCGGCCATCTGCTTCAGCGGATTTTGAAGAGCATCCCCGTGTTTTTCCTTTGCCTTGTCCCACGCTTCCTGACTCCGTGCCGTGTTCCAGTCGAAGGCCGTCGGTGTCGGTAGCATTCCAGTCTCGGTCGTTATTGTAGGCAACAAACCAGATTCGATCTCTTCGGTGGGGAGCACCGACACCGCAAGCTGGAAGTAGGAACGGTTGTACGGCGTACCCACAAGCCTCCAAGTCAGAGCACACCTCCTCGAAGACCAACCCTCCATTCCAACCAACAAGGCCGCGAACGTTTTCGCCCACGACGTAGCGCGGGGTGCATTCTCGAATAACGCGCAACATTTCGGGCCACAGGTGGCGTTCGTCTTCCTTTCCCTTTCGCTTTCCTGCCAGGCTGTAGGGTTGGCAGGGGAAGCCTCCTGTGAGTATATCAACTCGTCCAGCGTAAGCTGTCGCGTCGAGCTCTTTGATGTCTCCATGTTGTATGGCGTTTGGGAAGTGGTGTTTTAGAACTTGGCGGGGGAACTCTTCCCACTCGCAGTTGAAGACGTTCGTCCATCCCATCCATTCGGCGGCAAGGTCGAAGCCTCCAATACCTGAAAAAAGAGATGCATGATTCATAGGCCGCAGTATCCAGCATCACAATCCCACTCTTCAAAATCTATCTCTACTTGCAAGCGGTGGTTCTTTATTTCCTCATACGTCGCGTCGCTTTTCCATCGTGCGTTCTTCTTGCGCTCCATGTTCAAAAACCACTCCATCTTCTCCGCGTGTAGATCAAACATTTTGCGAAGGGTTAGAGGGTTACGGTGAAAGCACCCGACACAGTTGTTTTGGGGGGCAAAGCGGACGGGCTTGTCTTCCCAATATGCTACAACCGCATCTCGTCGAATGTTGTCTTGAATCATAGGAAAGACCGGAAGTTGCCACGATGTTTTATTGTATGACCTTAACCCGTTTTCGTCACACTTGTCGAGCATCCGTTTGGCTCTTGCTTCCTCCCCAGCCCTAAAGCCGATTTGCATCGTCACGGGCTCACCTATCGTCTGCTTCCACCATTGAAACATCGGTTTGATTTTCATGAGTTCGGTACAATATCGCCACATTATATTCGGGAGACCCTTTGGTCGTAAACGGTCAAATGGTTTGCCAACGACCCAGTGTATCTCCTGGCTCAAATGCTGTTCCAAGTCAAACATCGTGTGCAGGATGGTGTCGTCCTCGGCGGTGGCAATGAACTCACGCCCTATCCTATCGCTTACCATCTGCACCAGCTTTGCGTCTTTGGGTGTGCAGTGTCGGTCTTCAATGCAGACGAGCGCGAACACAAGGAAGTCGCTCGGATAGTTGGCGGCGATGTAAGCGGAGGACTGGCCCCCGCTTACGCTTGTCACCGTCTTCATACCTCCCCCTCTCTTATCGGTTCGAGGTTCTTGATTTCGTGCTCGCGCCATTCCACCTCCCCGTTGAGCTGGAGGTAGGTGGTGTTTTTGGTGGCTACGATTTCGGCGGCGTGCTTAAGGATGCCGCGCGGGTTTCTACGAATCCAGTTGGTCACCGTCGCAGGTGTGACACCCAGCTCCTCGGCGCACTTCTTGTTTGTGCCGAAGTGCTTTTTGATGAAGTCCCTCATGCTTTGGTGTATTTGACGAGACCCCACAGCAGGGACACCTCGGTCGTTGGTACGCGCACTTCGACTGACTTGACGGGTTCGTCTTCTTCAACTTTGCATTCACCCGGCTTTGTTAGCGCATAATTGGAAGTGACTCCTTCACGCAAAACAAGATTTCTCCGGTTCTCAATAGACAACACCGTGCGTCCGCAGTATTCAGCGATTTCCCGTCCGGTCTTTCCGTCATTGTGCATCATCAGGATGATCTCATCCTCCTCTTTTGTCCAAGGCTGATTGTGTCTGGGTGTCTTTACAGGGTCCCAGATTGGCTTGTTGTTTTCCATCATGCCGAGGTTTTTGCGCTTGTTGTACACCTGATTGCAACTGATGCCAAGCATTTTTCCAAGTTCAACGTTGTCGGTTGTGCCACTCATGACGTTCGTGACAAGGGCTTTCGTCATCTTTTGGTCCCACTTCAATTTGTTCATGTTGTTTGGTATTCGAGTTCGAGTTCGAGTTCTTGTTCTTGTGGTGAGATGAATTCCCGCCACCACGTCGGGTTGCCTCGGTGCATTGCCACCGTCCTCCATTCCTCATCCCAGACGTGCACCTCGTAGAGGTAGGAGGGCTTGCGGCCCGGGAGCGGTGAATGCTCCCAAGCACACAAATACGTCCCTGCGACCTTAGGTTTCCCCTTGGTCCACATCTCGCGGGCCATCATGGGGTTACCTCGTCTTTGATGATTTCACGACAGCGGAGGGCAATACGTGAGGCCAAGAGGACGGCCTCCTCGTAGTGGTTCTGCGTGGGGTCGCCCACCACCTGCATAGCCACGCCCACAGCCCACGAAGCGATGATGCCCTTGGTGGCATCTCCGTCGGGTTGACGAGCACCGCCACTCGCTCCGCCGGGAGTAAAGCCGGGGCGGTCGAGCTTGAGGCGTGGCCCCCACTTCGTTTGTTGATGTTCCTTGACGACGACCTCGTCGCCGACGCTCCACTTGTTGGGGGTCATCGCGTTGACCTCTCCCACCATCCCATTCTCGAGGATGCAGTCGAACTTGTAGAAGGTCTTCCCGTTTGCATCGAAGGTGCCCTGCGGGGTCAGGTTTTGAATTTTGGTTTGTTCCATTGGGTTATAATTGAATGGTTCTTTCTCGTAGACGCGGCCGATGTTGTAGTCCATCGGCACCAGCTTGATGGCGATGTCGCGGGCGGCTTGCATATCGACGGCGACAAACGACATCTCGCGCCAATCGTCGCGATCGCGGCCGTAGTGATAGTGCACTTCGTAGCGGTTCATGAGTTCCGCTGGATGTCGCGTTTGAAGGCATCCCACAGCGCGTCGAATTTGCGCTTGAATTCATCTACGTCGCGGACGATTTCTTGGCGGGTGAAGTTAGCCGTCCACTCGTTGAAGTCGGTGCAGGGTTGGTCAGGGTAGACCGTGTGGGAGATTCCGTTTGGCTTGAGCATTGTTTAGAGGTTTTTGGTGTCGAGATAGTAGGCCATGTCCTTCCGAAAGCTGACGAGCTCCTCGTCGGTCATCTTCGGGAAGACGTTTTTGCGAAGTTCCACGATGAGGCGGAAGGCTTCGTCTTGTCCGTGGTTAGTGATTGGCGTGTCCATTGGTGATTAGTTTAGGCTTCGTAGTTGAACTTTTCCACCATGTATTCGTAAAGCATTTCAGCGGCTGGGTGCTCAATGCTCGTGTGGTATTCCCAGTCACGGTAGACAGCAACAAAGTGCTCGTCGTTCAACAAATCGGTAAAGGTGGGGTGCGTTCCTGTGTTATTCATATCCCAAAGATAGAAACAAATTTTCATTTGTCAAGGGTTTGGTAAACATTTTTTTTTATTTACCGCAAAGAAAAAGCCCCCCGACGTTTCGGAGGGCTTCACCAAATAACACTAAATGCACCTATTCCTTCTCGAAGAACGAGAGGCAGAGAGGGGTAACACCTACCCCAGCCAAAACAATGCCCTGCCAAGATAGTCCGAATTCATGAATCTGCCAAAGAGCCTCGGCCACAATCGCTCCGCCGATGGTTCGCTTTGCGCTCCACCGTCGTATGTCGCCCTTGGTCTTGAATACTTGCGTGATGTCGATGGCCGAAATGACCTTGACCCACGGGTTCAGGTTGCCTCCCGCACTTCCCATATGTACTCGTCCTGGCGTTCCTGCACTCGTGCCCACCATCCTCCAAGGCGTGGCGTGGCGAAATTCTTCTCGGTGGCCCATCCTGCGTACCTGTCCCCGAGCTTCTTGTAGCTTCCGAGGCGTAGGTGGTGGACGGTGCGCTGTTCCACGCGGTAGGTTTGGCTGATGCGGTCGATGGTTACGGGTAGGTGCCACTTTTGGTGGTCATGGCCTCGCAAGATGAAGTCCGCGTCGGGGAAATCCTTCTGGTCAATATCAGCCCCGAGGATGCCCTTGGAACGCTTCGCCCCTCCTCCATATCCGTGGTGATAGTGAACGTTGAACCTACGCCGTCCAGAGCCGTTCCTGTGGGGTTGTACGACAAGCCACCCGGCATAACCTCCGACCTCGACGTGACCGCCTGCCGCGTTCAGGATTTGCGCCACCCTGTCAATAGGCGAGACCATCATACGCTTCTCGATGTTCGTCTCGTGGTTGCCCTTCGAGATGAACTTGATGACATCGGCGTACTTCGACAGTTTTTCCCCGACGTCTTGGATGACCTCGTCGACGTAGACGCACGACTTGTATTCGGGTCGAAGGTCAGAGTAGTTACCACGGGGATCGAAGCGGCCCTGCATCAAGTCGAACAAGTCCCCAAAAATGAAAACCCCCGCCCCCAGATTCTGCGCCTCTTCGAGGTGCCTGTGGAGGAGGGAGCGGTCACACTTGACGGAGTCGTAGTGGATGTCCGAGATGAAGAGAAAGTTGTCAGAGGCTCCCCGCTTGGGGAGGTTGACATCGACGGCGTGCACCGTCCTGCTTTTGCGGGTTAATTCCATGGGCTATTAATAGGTCCACATGACATTCGGCTCCTTGTTGGGGTCCATGTCGACGTGGATGAAATCCTTGCCGATACCTATGCGGGTGAAGTCCGCATCGAGCAACGCCTCAATCATGAGGAACCGCTTGCGGGAAGTGGGCACGGCAATATCCACAGCCCACCCCAGCAGGTGGCTCGATTTTGGACTTCCGTTGACCGCCTTGTTGTGCTGGACAGTCCGCACCCCCGAGGTGATAATAAAAGGGAAGCCCGCAATGTCGCGGGCCACATCCAACGCCTCCAATACTTGGGGCTCCATTAACTCTCCGGAGTTGGGGCTGTCGGGAGAGTCAAATTCTTTGAGCTTGAAATATTTGTACATCAGAGTCCCTTTTTGGCGAGGAGCACCTTGAGCTCGTGGATACCTTCGACGCACTCCTTGAGCATCGCCTTCAGCTCTCCCTGGTCACTCTCGAGTCGGTACACCCGACCCTTCAGCTTTGCCACCTCGCTGTTCAAGTTTACCCAAACTCCGACCGCCGTGAGTATCGACGGAACTAAAGTTATCCACGCTTCGCTGTTCATGTAGCCAATTTTTGAGTCGGTTGATGTTGTCCTTTCGGCTCATCGAATAGTCCGTAACAGTTTACGTCCCAAGTCCGGGTCCATGCCATCGGCACCGATGGAGATGGTCATGCCGTTCTGATAATAAGCCGTGTACTCGGGGGTCATGTCCGCGTCGGTGTTGCTCGTGTATTCAGGAAACGAGCTGGAGTTGAACATGAGGTAGTCGACCAACCGCGTCGTGTAGAATTGCGCGTTTTGCCGTGCGTTCTCAACCTCGCGGTGCAGGTCGTCGGGGCCGATTGCTTGGGTGTTCTCCGCCGTACGGATAACGAGGCCCCCGTTGTCGAGTTTGACGTATAGGTTGGGGAGCATCTCTACCATCGACCACCACACCGTCGCCTTGCGGACGTAGGAGTCGAGGAGCGTGGCGTACACGCCTGCAACCGTTCCCGCGCTGATGTCGGCCTTGAGCTTGTTGAGGAGGTCCGTGCCGAGGTATTGTTGGAGGTACTTGTCCTGTGCCAAGATGATAGCCGGAACCATGACCGCATCCTCTACGCCACCGTTCAGTTGGGTGACGCGCTTGATGTAGTCAGGGTTGACGAATAGAACTTCTGCTTGTAGTGCCATGTTATCGAGGATTCAAATAGCCGTTGTTGGGCATTGCCGCAGGAATTTGCGAGATGCGTGGGTCTTGTGTCGGGAGTTGGTTGGCCCGGCGTTCAGCTTCCGGTAGTTGGCTGATAATTTGACGGGCGCGGTTCACGCTGATGCGCTTGTTGTCACGCTTCAAGTACGTCCGACGGATCCACCGATGGCGGCAGTTGGGGCCGCCTTTATAGAGTAGGAGATCGTAGGTGTCGGTGCCATTCGGCCCAAAGCCGGGATTCACAGCACGGGCTGAAGCACCGCCCAAAGTAGCGGGCCAATTCGCCCCTACAATATCCTCGCGACGATACACTCGACCGGAGGCCATCATCTTGCTACAAAAGTCCCGCTGTCCGGGTGAATCGCCGTCGTATTTGTAGCGGATTTTGACGATGTCGTTGTCGATTTGGCTTCGGTTATCGGGAGCCGTTGAGGAATCAGAAGAGCCACCGGGAACACGCATAGCAAAATGCCATTGTGCGTCCTGTGCTTGTTCTTGTTCCGCGTCGTATTCACGTTCGTCAATGAGAACCCACTCGTCCTCGTCCATGACTTCACCTTGTTCGATGAGCCAGTCGGCCACGTCGTCGATGAGGTGGCATTCTTCCGAGGCTTTAAGTCCGACGGGAGCTTTCGGCACGACACCTTCGAAGAGACCCTCTGCCGTGGCACGGTCAAAGCCAAGCATCGCCACGAGAAGCTGTACAGCCTGCGGGCCTGTAAGCTCTCCGGTGCCCACCTTCGATATGATGTCGACAGCCGAGGAGATTTGGATACCCGTGTACGACACTTCCACGTTGGCCTCTTCTGCCTCCGGCATATAGAGGGTCACTTGGTCAGGCGTACCAGCTGCCGCGAGGATCGACTCGATGGCGTTGGTCATAATATGCTGGTATGGGTCGATTACATCGTCGCCGAAAATCTCTTCCGAGGTCTTGAGCTCCAAGCCTCCCCCGAGCTTACCTGAAACCATGACCCCGAACATCATGGGGTTGGTGACGCGGTGGCCCACCATAATCTTTGCCACCACCTCCTCGCTCAAGAACTGGTATTGTTTGTCAGCATCCGAGAGGGGGAACGGCTCAAAATCGGGCTTGCGGTCGGGTGAATCCGAGTAGGTTACGATGAACTTGCCCGCATTGGTAGCCCCTGCAAGTTGACGTTCGATGTCGTTGCGAATCTTCCGTCGCTCCTCGCTCGCTGGCACCCCGTTCTTGAAGTGAATCGTAAATGAAGGGGCGAGGCCGTTCTTGATGTTGTTGATGTGGTACTTCCCGATTTCCTTGTCGAGCTCGATGTAATCGATGCTACCGATATAGTCGGGCTTGGGGTAGTAGTAGGAACCGGGAGAGAACGGCTTGACGTACAAAATTTGCGTCGGGTGCTCGTTCTTCATGGAAGGATCGAAGGCGTGGACTGCGATGGGTTCCTCGCGCTTGTCCGCCCAATCCTTGGAGTACCAGTACCAATGGCACTTTTCATCCTCGTCGACCTCACCCGAGCGGATGTTCTCGAAGGGGCAATGCCGTACCTTGGAGATGGTCGTGCGGTCTATGCTGTACACCACCTCCAAGGCGAAGCCGCCCTGAATCTTGAGGTCCACGCACGCCTTGCGGATTTCATCGTCCAGCCCCCACTCTTCAATCTTGAGCCGCGCGTCCAACGTGTTTGCCTGCACACCGTCGCCGAAAATCATCATGGCAATCGAAGTACAGAGGGCGTTGTGTGTCGCGCTCGACTTGTAGAGGTCGATGAGGTACTGCGGGAAGAGGTTGTCGTCGCCATACTGCACCCACCCTTCGTGGCTGGGAATCTCGGCGTACGACCGTTCTTCGTATTCTTTGAGCTTGAGAAGTTCCATTTCACTCGTAATATATGACGTTGTCCGGAATCGACACCGACGGGATTGTCCACGCAGGCTCGTCGCTGACCTTGCACGCCCCCACCTCGCAGATACCTACCACCGACGCGTCGGTCGGGTCGAGGTTGCTGTCGGAGTTTTGGCCCCAAATCTTGAAGGTGTAGAGACCGCTTTCGGTGATAAGCAACTCGCCGTTGACGGGGTCGTCGTTATTCGTGGGAAGGCTTGCGCGGGTGTAGCGTTCGTTGTCTTCCGACCAATTCAACACACACGCAAAAGAGGCTGCCGTCGCTTGATTTTCAAGGACGAGCAGGTAGTAGGTGAACGACGCGAGAAATTTACGGCTCTGGTAAGGTGAGACGTAGATGTCGTTGGTGCCGGAGTTGGGTGTGAGGTGTATCATCTTTGAACCAAAAAGGGGAGAGCATTGCGCCCTCCCCCTCCTTGTTATGCGGTCATAAGGTCGTGCCCTTATGTGGTAGTTGTGAAGGTCACGCTGCCCGTTGGGGCTTCAGCGGTAGCACGGTCGAGGAATGGGGCGGGGATGGCCTCCTCTGCCGTGAATTCCAAGGTGTACCCGTTAAGGTCTCCCAATGCCGTACCAGAGGCAATCGTGCCTCCCGTCAATTCAACACCACGAGTGTGGCCCATGACGAAGTAGTTGTCGTTGCTGTCTTGGACGACGATAGCGAGGCGACCCTTCGCCAAGTTTTGAATCTCGGTGATGTCGGCCGCGACGGGCTTGTTCAACACAAGGGAGAGAACTTGCGAGTAGAACACCGTGCCGTTCTCGACGGAAGCGTTCACCGTTTGCGTGAGGCTGGAGCTGTTCTTGGGCGAAACGTAGTCCTTGAGAATGAGGGCGGCAGAGGCATCAGGGATTTCACCCGAGGCAACCGCATCCCACATACCCTCGACAAACGACACCGTAGCGTCGGCGTTGAACGACGTGGCAATCCAAACCTTCTTCACCCCTCCGAGGGCATCGCGGCATGGGAGCGAGCGTCCAGTAAGTGTGAGGCTACAAGCCATGATTCAAGGGGTTTGTGAGGTATGGGGGAGCCGAAGCCCCCCCGTCACTCGGTTTGTCAATTAGGAAGTGCGGCGTGCGACAGCCAAAGAACCAGCGTCCACGATTTGCGTACCTCCGCTGAACTGCATGATGATACGCGTCACGTCGTCACCCGTCACGTCGCGCAAGTTCAAGATGCTCGCGTTGACGTGGTCGGTCAACAAGTCGGTACCGAAGTACAGTTGGTTGGGGTTGCAGAAGAGCACGGTGTCGTTAGGACATCCAGAAGCAGCCACGATGGGGAAGCCCATGTACGTCAAAGGACGTGCCTCACCAACGAACGTTGGAGAGTAAGCAGCAGCAGCATAGCCCGTCGTGTCTGTATCGTTAGCTTGGAAGATGCTCGTGCCAGCCATAGCGCGCTGGAGCAAGAACAACGACTTCCGGCTCATGTAGATAACCGCTTGTGCGTCGGACTGAACTTCGCTTGGAGCGTTGTTCACTACGTCCTGCAAGTGCGTCAAGATACCCGTCGTCGCGTCAGCGTCAGCGGTGAAAGCACCTGCCACCTCTGCGTCGTATCCGAGGGAGGCTTCAGCCGTTACAATGTGATTCCACAAGCCCTCGAAAGCATCACCCAAAATGCCACCACCGCTCAATGAAGAATCAGTAGGGTCGAATTTTCCGCCCCACAAGTTGATTTCCACGTTTTCCGCAACTTTAGCGGCCACGTATTGAGCCACGTACGTCGTGAAGTCAGCAGGAGCGGAAGAATTTTGTCCGTTCATCTGCATACCTTCCCACGTAGCGCGGAGGTCTTCGTTGCACACTTGCTCGTTGACCTTCAAAGCGGTGGCCGTCAACACGGCTTCGCCCAAAGTCAACTGGCCCGTGGTGGTAGAGAAAGCACAGTCGTCGTTGGCTTGGATAGCAGCGCCGGAGAACTTCCGGAGGACTGCCTTGCTGTGGACGTTTTGCAGAACGCTCACGTAGTTGTTCGCGATGGTGTCTGCGGACAGGATAGCCGCCGCCACGTATGGGCGGGCCGCCTCACCTGCATAGGTTCCGACGCCGATGGTGGCGTTGGCGAATTGGTATTTGCTCATTTTGATGAGAATTGATTGTGGAGGGCGGCGACGCGCTCCGTGAGAGTAAGTTTTGACAAGTCGAGAGGCTCGTGGCGGATGCTTGGAGCTTTGTGCTTCAAGCCCGCTTCGGCTGCCTGCTTCTTCATGTCTTCGAGTTCTGCTTTGATGGCAGCCAGTTCGAGGGCTGCTTCCGTTTCTGCCACTTCCTCCACGACTTCTTCCACGACCTTCTCGGCTTTGGGTGCTTCGGGGTTCACGGCAGACATTTCTTCCTTGTCCTCGATAGATTCGAGGGCAGCCTTGATCATCTCCTCGACCTCTTCCTTGGTGACGTAGGCAGGCTTTTCTTCCTCCTCTGCTTCCACTTCCACCTCTTCGGTCACCTCTTCAGATGCCTCCACCTCTTGGGCGG